GGAGTAAGGGTTTCGTATAGCTTCATACGATTTGTTGTGCAAATATAGGAATTATTTATTGATATTCGATGTAAATGTAGTTATTTAATGCAGGAATTTTTGTAATCGTAACGACATCCCCTGTTTGTGACCATTTATTGGTTAGTGATGTGTTGTTAGGTGTTACTTTGTATTGTTTAGAATGTGACACGTGAACATCTACGCATTTACTACCAGAAGGTAACGTGAAATTAACTTGTCCGACGACAAAACCAGCCGTCACACCTATAATTCCGTCAAACACTTTAATAGCAAACACCTCCAATAACTCAATCCATTCGCCTTGTGACCTTGCATAAACTCCAACCGCCCCCACATCTGGCGTATAAGCTTGCACACCATTCCCATCATTTACAAAATCACTTGTATTAGATGGCTTATTTTTGATAAAAGATGGCAATAATGCATTCCCCTCGATCCAATCACTTTGAACCTGTCCGCCCTCAACTAATCCCGCAAGTTTGTCTTTTTCAACTTGTGTAAAATTGGCATCACTCAATCCTTTTCCAGTAACTTTATCAACTTTATTTGCATAAAGTTCATTAAAATTGCTCTCGGCTTTTACTTGGGACGTCCTTAAAGTATCGCCAAGTCCATCGTTAGGATTTGAATAGTTTATATGTTGTTGTGCCATTAGTAGAAGTCATTAAAATTAGTTGTTTCCTCTCCTTGTTGCTCACTTGTCCATTCTGGAATAGTTGAAGTTTCCATATATTTACGAAAATTATTCTCAACTGAAATAGCCAAAGCCTTATATTGCTCTGCTAATTGAACTGTTTTAGTCGTTGGGTTTCCATTAGCAACTGATAAAATAGTATTTCCAACATTTGAGCTTTTAACTTCATTGAACAAAGTAAAATAATGCGCAGTATAGAACACGTGCATATCAATTAAGTACTTTTCATAAATAGTCAAATAATCGCCTGTTAAGTTCGGGAAGTCTGTATAAATTTTATCGTACAAACTTTGTCCCAATACTCGAACCATATCCGATATTTGAGCGTAGTATATTTTTTGGCTAATTGAATCGTTATCGGTTGCACCACTTATTGAAGTAGTTTCTTTGACATTTTCGGCTGTTATAAATAATTTTGTCATTAGTAGTTGAAGTTTTTATTTATTTTATCTACTTTTCCATCTTTTATAATTATTTCAACATTATTTTTATGAAATAGGTTTTTAGTATCTGCTCCATTTTTTACTGCATCATCTACATTTTTAAAATTATGAGCTTCCATAAATCTGCGACCGGGCAACTCGTGATTAGAAACACGATATTCTATACCATCTTTTTCAAAATAAACAGACCCTAGACTTTTAGAATCTCCATACTTACCTATAAATTCTTTTTTAAATTCACGGCTTCCGTTTTCATAAATTTTAGAATCTCCAGCAATATTTAAAGCAGTTTCAAGAGACGGATTTAAGTTTTTCCCGTCGTCTGTTTTTATTTTTCCAAGTTCTAAACTTTGTCCTTCTTTTAAATTATCAACCTCCGTTTTTATATTTGGTGGAGAGTAGATTTTTTCCTCATCACTACCGCCTTCTGGATGCCTACCCGACCCAACACCTCCCATTTTTACTACTTTTTCATCTGTGTTAGTTGGTACTTCTGCTGATTTTCTAAACTCTTCAAAATCTTTAAACTCTAATTTTACATTAACATCGATTAATTTGAAAAGTTTTTCCAAACCATCGATTACAACTTTTCGCAAAGGATTTATATTTCTTCGATACATTTCTTTTGTGGCTACTAAAATTTCATCGGCATTGGAACTGAATCCGCTTGCATTATTTGAACCGGAAAATAATATTTTAGGAGCTGAATGCGCCACGATTATTTTTCTTTCACATTCCTCTGCAAAAAATACATTTTGTTGGTTTAAATTAGGCGTTTCAACTTGGTCAATTGTCGTGGCATCCAGTCCATCTGAATTGTAAGAAACTACAACATGATGCTTTGGACTTCCGCCTGTATAATTCTTTTTGAGCTCTTCGGCTCTTTTCTTTTTGACTTCCTCGCTTGCTGCCGCCTGCTTCCCGCCATTAAAGTTTATGACCGTTGTGATTTTGTTTTCAAACTGAAAATGTGTTTTAGTGTTTTGTCCCAAGAAACCTTCGGCAATACAATAATTAATGCCGCTAAAATAATCGGGCAACGGAAAGAATTTGTTTTTTGTAACTCTTTGTACAATTACTATTTCGACTCCGCCTTGGTATGTACCATCGAATTTTTTACAAGGTACGGGAGCATACTGCCCTACTCTTGACCAATCCCAAGAATACCAGTATCCCACAACTTTAGGGTTTACGGTTCTATTCTCTAATTCAACTGCAAAAGAATCTATTGGAACATATTCGAATTTCAATATTTTGCGGTCTTTTTCGTTATCATTCCAGATAACTTGTAAGGCGAAACCGCCCATCATTTTAGTATCAAGGCAAATCAACTCGATAGTATCCTCGTCTAAAAATTTTGAAATGTCCAAATCTGAACCAACATTCTTCAATCCATCGGCATACATAAAATTCACAAATGAATTGATAATGCTTTGATTTGTAGGGCTGTCATCGTAGGCATCTCGAAGCGTTTTATAATTGGAATTGTTGAATCCGTTACAAACGGCATTTACCCCGTTCTGTGTTTGAAGAGGATTAATATCGATAGGCTGCCATGCCGACATTTTTACAATTTCATTAGACATTGAAAAAACATTTTCGCTTATCGGAACTTCTGGTAATGCCTTATTTACTTCCATCTTTTATTGTCTTGTGAATTATTAGTATAATTTTGCACGTCAGTACCGTTTTTTAAGAATATCATTTTACCTTTATAAATAATCTCTCCATCATTCAATAAGGTAAATGAATAGTTTTCTCTTTGCTTAAATTGACTAATATCAGTTATTGTCAAAATTAGTAAATTATTGTTGATTGACCAAGTAAATGGAATTATAAACCCATTTTCAAATTCCAAAACCAATTCATCTAAAACAATAGGATAAAATCTTGGTACTAATTCTATAATCGGCAAGGCTGCTGTGACTACTTTCATAAATTTTTAATAAAAAAGGGCATAATAATACGCCCTTTTGTTTATAATAATTCTAAATAGGTCTTAATAAGACATAGTAGAAGCCAACAATTGAGCAACTGCCGGAGCTGTTAACCAATATTTACGGAAACTTTTGTCTTCGTCGGTTGAAATTGTCAAAGTTACCCCGTTAAGGTCGCCATCTTGACCGCCTGTGGTGTCGACTGCAGTAGGAACCATTGCTCCAAACTCTGATCCAATAGCGAAAACATCGCCATTTTTCATTTCCAAAAATGCTACGAACTCGGTTTTTGTCAATTGGTCGATAACATCTGAAAGAGTAACGTTGTCTAATCCTGTTCCAGAAACCAATACTAAAGGCAATTCGCCTTTACGACCACCGCTTCGAGTGTCCATGTTATTAGTCAAAGTGTCGGTATAGTTCGTTGTGGTATTCTTAACATCGAAACGTGCAATTTTTGCCCCTGCTGGCGAAGTGGCTGTAAGCATATAGTCTGGTAAAGTTACCACACCGCCTGCTGTTGTTGCTACTCTATTCAACGGGTCATACTGCACTATAGACAGGCTTCGAATACCAACTTTTGAAGTAACACAATTAAGGTTACGTGATTTTGTTAATGCGATTGTACACGCCATGATTTTGTGGTATTAAAGGGGGATTCCTCCCCCGTTATTATTTAAGAATACAAAACGTTTCTTGATTGGTTTTGAACAGCGTGGGCATAGCTGTAAACGTTTTTGAAATAAACGTGGTCAGCTCCGTTAGCTTGTTGTCCAATTTCCATAAAGTTCGCATCTTCATTCACGGCATCAGCATTGATAAACAATGCTTTTGATGGATGTGCAATCATTACGTTAGCTGGCAAGTTTACAAAACAAACAGGAACGCCATTGTATGAACAACGAGAATCAACTCCATCTGTTTCAAACAAGAAGTTTTGATTTGATGCTGCCCCAACGCTGTTGTTAGCCGTACGCATCAATTGACGATGCGCTAATGGTGCGCAAATAACTACTGGTTTGTCAGTGTCTGCTAAAACATCCGGAGGAATTACTGCATAAACTTTTGCATATTCTGATGCGATATTTGATGCTGTAATAGTTCCTGCATCCACTTTGATATACTCGCCAAGTCCTGCTACTGCATTAGCTCTCCAAGTATTGTAAACCATAGCAGCAAAGAAACCATCTCTTAAAGCTGTTGGTAACGCTGCGATTTTCGCTTGTGTAGCTGCTGAAATAGAACCTTGTCCTGCTCCCGGTATCAATGCTGCAATAGCCGCCTTGGTTGCTGTTGTAGCTCCTTGCCATCTATTAATCATTTGCTGATTTGCAATTGCCCCAGAAAATGATTTAGTAGCCAAATCTTCGAAAGTTTTTGAACGTACTTTTTCAGCACCTACTCCCATATCTTCAGAAAAGATAGAATTAGTCAAAGATGTTTGTTTGATGATTTGTTCGAAAACTGTTTTAGCATAAATAATCTTGTTATCTACCATTGCCAAACTTGTGTCGTCAGATACGGCATCGCCTGTGTATGCTTTTTCTGTTACAGATTGAGAAGTTTCAGTCCAAACAGAACCTTCTTTTGCGCCCGGTTCGAAACCTACGTAGCCATCGGCCACTGAGCTGTCTTTTGTTAATAATAGCGTTTGAAAAGGAAGCAACTGCTCGCCTCTTATAACTACTTTTGAATAGGATAATGCCATAGTTGTTTATTTTTTGATTGATTGATAAATTTTAAAATCTTCTTCGATACGTTTTACTTCATTTTCTGGAAGGTTTTTCCCTATGTATTCGACAATCGTTTTGCCGTTTAATAGTTTTTCAAGTTCAGCATACGAAATTGTCAAAGGACAAACGTAATCTACTTTTTTAGATTTTACTTCTGACATCTTCTAAAAATTTAGCTTGTTTTTTTTCTAATGCTGACATTGTAATCTCAATTTTTGGGGTATCTCCCAATTTTTGAGACGACATTTTAACCGCTTTGTAGCTTTCAAAGGCTTTGTTTACGTCTTCCAATTGAGCGCTCATAAGAGTAGCATCATTTTTGTAAGTAGCCAATTCAGCTTCCAATTCAGCAACTTTAGCTTCTAACTCTACAATTGTAGCTTTTGCAGTTGCTAATTCTTTTTCGGTGTCAGTTGGTTCGGCTGGCATTTCCTCGGTCGGAACTTCCTCAACTGCCATTTCCTCAACTGGCTTTTCGTCCTCAATAGGTTTTTCATCTTCTACTGGGGTTTCTGCTGTACATTCAACGGGTTTTTCCTCGTCCGAAACAGCGGCCATAATAACATTCGCTAAATGTTTGGCGAATTCTAATGGTGTTTTTTTCATAAAGTGTTTATTAAATTTAGTAATCGGACTATCCGTATCTTCTTCTGTATCTAAATATCCTTCAATAGAAAGACCTTGTAATAATTGTTCTTTTATTTTTTCGAGTATTTCGTGATTATCGCACTTATACCCCATAATCCAAGTGCCTTTTTTCTGTAACGGCATTCCTAAAGCCTTACTTTTATCGTTTTCTGGATCTGTAACTATCCAAGATTCAACTGGGTAAACACCCTCTACATCATCTTCGCTATGCTCAATGTTTGTATTTGAATTTCCGTTTTGTTTAAAATAATTGTTTGCCAATTGCTCTACGGTTTCTGCATCATAGTACACCATGTATTTGTTCCCATTGTCATCTATTCGCTGTATTTTCAAATCTGGAATCATAACTGGCGCATAGAACACACCTTTGATTTCCTGCGCTGACATCAACACCATATCGCCCTCGCCAACTGCTGGATTTTTCACGATTGAAACACGAAAAACTCCTTTTTTTTCTGGATTATATTTGTATTTTAATACTTTCAAAATTCAATAATATCAAACGCAAAAAGACCACTCGATAAATTCGAGCAGTCTTTTGTAATATTAAATTGAGTGCGATACATCTTCATATCGTTTATTAATTAGAACAAATATAAATAATTAATCAATACTATCTACATTTTTTCTTGTTTTTTCTAAAAAGTTTTCAATGTCCTCGTTATGGACTTTGTCTTTTTCTTTTTTTACAGTTCTTTCTTTGGATAATAAATAATTTCCAAACCTTACTAAATCTTTTTTATTGAAATAAGTTACCATTTTTCTGTTTTTCAATGGGTTAATAATGTCAAAGATAAATAATTAAAATGAATTATTCAATTCTTTTTTCCTATCCAACTCCTGCTGGTCTGTTAATGCTTGTGAAACAACGAACGCTTGTATAGGTGGTTGTTCTTTTTGTTGTTGTGCAATTGCTGTTGAAATTTGATTTTCGCTACTGCCTTGAAATCCAACTTGAGCAACGTTTCGAGTTGGTAATGATTGCGCACCACCTCCAGAGCCACCCGAAAAAGAACCTCCCCCAACTGATTTAAGCGCGTCACTCGTTCCTTTTATAATGCTCGCAACACTTGTCGCTCCTACTGCTAAATCTAATGCCACTAATGGAGTAGAAAATGGAAATCCTTTCGCTAAATCTTTTGTAACGGCTTCGGACGTGTTAACCACCGCTTTACCTACCGAAACACCACCCTCCGCAATAATAGCAGCTTTCTGAATTGCTTTATTTTTTCCTGCTAACCGTGCCACGTTGGCTATTAGATTTTCGCCTTGTGATATTAATAAATCCTGATTGGCTTTCTTCTGTTCAACTACTGCTTTATCGGAATCTATGTCTTTTTGTTTTTGTATTTCTAAATCTTCTTGTGCTTTATCCCCTGCTTCAAAAGCTGCTTGTATAGCTTCATCTTTTCGCACTTTTTCGTCTAATCCTTCTTGAATTTCTTGTTCAACTCTACGAAGATTCATTTCTTGCTGTTCTTTCAAAACATCTTCATTGAATTTCTTTTGCTCTTCAAGTTTTTTAGCGTTTGCATCTTTTTGAGCTTGTAAAGCTTTTTCTTGGTCGGCTTTTTGTTTTTCCAAAGCTTTATTCGCTGCGTCTGTTTGGGCTTGAACTACTGCTATTTCGTGACTATTTTGTAAAGCAATTAAACCATCATAGCCAACACTAACTGCCGTTTTAGCCTTTTCAATATTCTCTTGCGCTTTCTTTAAAGTTTCAGCATTAAACTCTGTCGGGTTGTCTCTATTAGCTTCGTATGCTTTTTGTTCTGCTACAATAGCCTGCGCTCTGTAGTTCTTTGCGAGTTGTAGCTCTTGTTCAGCAAGGGCTTTTGTTTCTTTGTAAATTTGTGCCTCACTTGCTCCGCTTGCTCTAAGTAAATCTATTTTATGACTATTCCCTGCTTTGGCGTATTTATTGTTATTCTCAAAAGATTGTGCCTGTTTGTCGATAGCTTGTGTTAATTGCATGCTTGCGACCTTTGCTTTTTCTTCTTCTTTTACTGCGTCGTCTGTTATTTTTACAAATGCATAAATAGCTGCTCCTGCTGCTATAATTCCAGCGGTTATCAAAACAATTGGATTGGCTAATAAAGCAGCATTCCAGCTCCAAGTAGCTGCGGTCGCCTGTCCTTCAACTACTACTAACGCTTCGGTCGTTCCTGCTTCAACTACATCGGCTGCACTCTTTGCTTTCTTTGAAGCGGTTAGAATTTGATACGCATCTGACATTCCTGCAACTGCCGAAGTAACTCCTAATATTGCTTGTGCGCTTCCAATAATCTTATCTAGTGTTTTGCTTTCGATTCCTAATGCTGTAAACCCATCTTTCACACCTCCTAAAGCCAATGCAGCAACACCTGCCGTTTGAGTTAGTTTCCTAAACTTTTCATCTGGATTATACGACGCAACCAAATCTTTTTGAAATCCAATCTCATCCTTAATTCCTGCAACGGCTTTTGTCGCTTTAATTGCTTGTTCAGAAGTAGAACCGTATTGAGCGGACATTTTTTGTTGCAATTGGATAGCTTCTCGAAGTTGAACCTTTAACGACTTGAAACTCTCTTCTACTTTTTTATTTTCGGTTGCCGTTCCTGATATTGTTGTATTTAACTTTCCGACATCTTTAGTTGCCTCATCAACTCCTGTTTCTTTTACGTCAATTTGTATGACTTGTTTTATTGGTTGCAAATCTTCTGCCATAGCTTATTTATTTAAAAGTTGAAGTTTAGTTTTTCCATCAGTTAACGAAATTGTACTTTCCATAACCGTGTATTTTGTTTCTTTAATTATTATTTCTTGACTGTCCTCGAATTTCTGAATTTCGGTATTAGGCAAAGTTAAGTCAATCGTATGAATCAATTTTTTCCCTGATAAAGTATCTTCAATATAAGTTTTGTAATCTTGGGCATATAGTGTATTCTGGTCTATAAAATCCCCTGTAACTATGTTAAAAAGACTTGAAATGTAATTAGACACGCCTGTTAAAATTCGATTGCTCTTATGGCTTATTTTGTGATATTTACCTATGCTTTTCAATCGCTTCAAATCGGTATCGACAAATGCATAAGGTGTTGAAATATCGCCAATGCCATTATAGTAAAATATAGGAAACTCTTTTGTAATCGAATCATAAATGTATCTTGTTTCGACATCGTTCAGCTTCGCATCTGTTCCAAATGGATAAAATGTATAAACATTTGTATCGGCATTGCTTTGGATAGGATTAAATACAGGTGCTGTAAATTTCGTTTCAATTAAAAATTCAGTCTTTGGTTTTCTTATTGTTGGATATTTCAATTGACCCCACTCCATACCGTTAGCAACTGCAAAGGCTAAATTTTGTTGATAAGCACTCGTTGCATGCTTCAAGTTATAACCATCATATTTAGCGTTTGTTTTCTTTGTAAATTTCGACAAATCGGCATAAGGTGTTAAATCATTTTCAATTCGCAATCCTTTGTGCGCAATTCCATCAACTGATTTTTGAACATAATAGAAATCGTTTAAAACCTCATCTTTGAATTTCTTGTAACCGAACATCGTATAAATGCTTTTCACAAAATCAATAATTTTCATCTCTGGTAAACTTTCAAATAAATTTACCGTTGTAGGTTGTGTTTGTGGCTGCGTATTATTGAAAATTCCTTTTAGCCATAACTCTTTATTCCAATTGAAATAAACATTTGTAAACTTCCACTCGCTTAACGTTTCGGCCGACACAAATATGGCGATCAAAGGTTTTACTAAAGTACTCGGAGCATTTCCACCCTTTGGGGTAAATACGTCTAAACCTATTGCAATTCTCAAACGTGCGCTTTTAATTTCGCCACCAGACGTGATAGTGTAGTTTAGTTTTTTCTTTTTGCTACCATCTTCGTTTACTTCCCAAACTTCCAAACTGCTTATATAAGAAGCTATTGCATCAGCTCCTTGTGAAACTACATAAGGAAACATTGACGATACAACCGACGAACTTTTCGCGAGTTGAATTATCATACTAAAAGCAGCATTGTGAGCTGAACCAGCACCGTACCCCAAATAATTTAATTCAAAAGCGTTTATCAATGGCTTGATGATTATGTTGAAACGCTCTTCCCTGAACTTTTCAAAATCCCAAATTGATTTTGTTAATTTTGCTTTTACTTCTTGAACCGAAATAGCAGCCGAAACACATTGAACGCATAAATCAGTCAATTGCGTAACATCATTTACATAAGGTGTCGGATCTATTTTGATATCGTACTTTTTATTTATTTGTTTTAGAATTTCGCTAATAAACATAGCGGGCCTTAACTCTAAAGGCAATAAAACATCTTCGCTTGTAATAGGCTTATCTACGTCGAAATATACATTGTCAGTTTGTAAAGCATCCGCTCGACTATCAATTGAAAAAATCCTATTAACAGAAACTAAAGGCACGAACCATCGTACATTTCCTGTTCCTGTTTGAATAGTTTGCAATCCATTTTGTATATTTTTTGTATTCCAAACGATATTTCCATCTTCGTTTCCCAACATTGCTAAAGTATCTTCCCCTAATATCTCGGTTAAATTCTTTTGACCATCCGAAAAAGACAATTGAAATAACGATGGAATGCTATTTATAAAGGAAACGTTCTCTAAAGTGATAATTCCTTCTTTAAAAAGTAGTCCGTCAAGGTATAGTTTAGCTCTTTTTGTTACCGAAGTGGGTTGTAATTGTTCAGTAAATCCGAAATAACCCAATAATTTTACGTTATTTGGACTCGCTTGTACACTAAAACTGTTCGTAAATCCTTTAAAAACTGCCGTAATATCCTGAGTGTATAGCGTTTTTGTGTTTAACGATACTGATTCGTTTATAAAAGTATCTACCAATCCATACTTTCCGGACGTGCTTTTCTCGATATACAACTCCATACTATTGGTTTTTAATTTTAGAAGCCGTTTCTTTGAATTTTAATGTATATGAAATATCCCTTTTATCGTTTAAAGTTGTTTTTTTAACGAAATCATTGTCGGTACACGTAACTGGAACTTGTAAATAAGTAGAATAATACCCCACATCGGAAAGAGTTACTGTATCACTATCAACTGTAATGGTTTCGTTATCTACTGTCACAATGTCGTTATCAACTGTTAATCCTTGTTGAGCAACCGTCCAACGCTCGCCATAGAATCGAACTAAATAAATTTTCGGCGAATATAAAAGCTCCTCGATTAACGCATTCATTGACTCGTCCATAATACCTGTATTAACCGTATAGGTTTGGAAGACTTCTTCAATGGATGTATTTTTAAAATGCGTGCTTTCGGTATTGATCATCGTTGTATCTCGGAATACCTTTGAACTTTCTTGACGCTTAACCTCATCGTTAATAGTGACTTTTCCTGTTGTTGTAATGTATTGAAATAGGCCATTCCTGTCCAAGTAAATAAATAGTAAAGGTTCTTTTACACAAACTGTTGTTGATGGAATTACCTGAGTAGTTGTAATAAAATTGTTTGATGTTCGATTAATCCCAAAGACAAAATCTTGTTTTGCATAATACGGGATATATTCTGCATACTTTTTGATTGGTGTTTGATTGACATTGAAACCATTTGCATTTCCTACGAATGAACTATAAAATGGATTTTGTTCGTTTCTCCAACGGTAGCCTAACGTAGCTACTTTGTCGGTTACATTAATAGCTGAAACGCTTGTTGTTTCATCATACGCATAATAAGAATAACGATAAAACAAACACATTCCCTGTACATACGGAAGACTGGCGTTGTGATAAAGCAATACCGGAAAATCAACATTGTTGAGGTTTTCTTTTCTTACCAAATCATTTTTTAAATAATCTTGAATTTCAAAAGCCACATATTTGTCATCATTAGAAACCCTTGCTTTATCCAACACATAAGTATTTACGTTAACCTCATTCAATGCGTCATCTATATCAAAAGTCACTAACTGCAAACGAATACGCGTATTAATGTTGCTTGGTATATATGCAGGAAAATCTGTAAGCAAATCAATACGTACTACTACTGGACTATTGCAAAATGCTACTTGTGAAAGGTCTGTTATTGTCATTTACCTACTATATTTTTAATTAAACTTTTTGAAATTGTGTTTACTGTATCCGGGATATGCTTTGCGATACTTGTCGCCATTGGATTGTCCCATAGTTCCGATGTTGCGCTTAACGGTGGATTCCACGGTGTGCTACCTAATTCTTTAGGCTTTTGCCACTTCCCGTAATTTAACTGCGACATTGTCAATCTTCTGCCTTTTGCGTATGGCAAAATCGAATCCCTTAACGATCCGCCCCTATGCGTAATGTTTCCCTCGCTGTCAAATTCATCCTTAGATACCCTTACTGTTATGCGTGCTTCTTCGTAAACTATATCGCCAAGTATTCGAAGTTCATCTTCAATTATCTTTGCCGGTGTCTTTTTTGTCGCCATCTTTTTTGCGCTTTGCTCTTATTGCTGCCGCTAATGCCGCTGCGTTTGATTCTCTTTTTTTCTGGCGTTCATAAGTTGCAATTCTTCCGCTCGTAGCCTTGTTCACACCCTGCACAATATCGCCTTCTTCGTCTAATCTTTCAATCTTATACGGAATATTTCCCATCATTTTACGTGCATTTTCTTCCAATGTTGAATTGTCGCCATATTCCCCGTAATAATATTCACGAAAAACAATTATTCCGCGTTGCACTTTTTGATTTATAGACCGTTTCAAACGACCCGTATCAACGTGCGCTTCGGCTTTTGATTTTTGAACAACACGCTCGGCCAATGCCTCATCTTCTAACGTTACGGACATGATGAACCAGAATTTGGAATTGTTAAAACTATGTCAAATTCGTGACCACTTAACCCGTTTAGATTTTCATTTTTTATAACTTGAATATCTGAAACGCTCGACATTTCAATGTTATCACTATTGTATTGTCTGAATGAATTTATAAACGATTGGCAAATATTAAAAGTTTCGTTCCAAATATCGGACTGATTTGTATCTTCTTGTAATTTGCTATCGGTGCTTTTTATATAAATATCATTTTGATCCAAAACTTTGACGTGATACGAAAATAAAAGTAAACCATCTTGAACTGTTGAAGTAAGATAGTCACAATTAACAACTGGGTAAATAGTTTCTTTATTGGTATCAATCAAATCATCCGATAACGTTGTGATAGTGTTCACAAGCGCATCAGATTGGAATTTACCAATTATGTAGTTTCTAACTTTTTGAAGTTCGTTTGCCATAACTATTCTATATTTTCAACTGCTCTTTTTCTAATTAAATACTCCCCCAAAGATAAATAAACTTTTAATATCATTTGATTAATTTCGTCAAATTTCATCGCATCGCCTTTCGAAAGTAAATAAGTTATCTCAGCATACGCTCCGTAGTCCTTTTGGAATTCATCGCGTAACTGTTTACCGATTGTGTGTTTACTTATCTTCCCGATAGTAGGAGGGTTGTAAATCCATTCATATTTCTCTTTAAAATGCGCAACTGATTGTAGGAAATCACCTTTTACTTTCATTGCTAAATTAACAGAAATACACCGTACCGACTTCCCCGACAAATGATTATACAAAGAAACCAAATCTAATTTTGCCAAATACAAATCGGCTATAATGAAATATTCTGCTGGCAATTCTTCAAAATCTAAATTCAATTTCAACGGCTTAACACAAGGCTCTTGAATCAATCGGTTAAACTCGTCTATACACATTCGCCAATCTCTTTTATCTGTTGGGTAGAAAGTCCGAAGTATTGCCAATATTGAATCCTCTTCGTTAGGATTGTCCCCCAACTCCTGATTCATCAACACGAACTTTTCGTAGTCGATTTGTTTTTTCGGCTTCGCAAGGGATACAAGGAACGTCTGAATCCATTTCGATATACGTTTTTTTAATTGCGAGTTGTTCATCTGTTAGCTGTTCGTTTGGTAGTTCCACGAATGGAAATCTACTTTTAAATAATTCTTTCATATCGTTTATTTTTAATCCAATCCACTTACAAATATCTGTTCAACCACACAATAAGTCCCTGCATCATTAATATGGTCAAGTCCGCTTGTTTTATCCGGCAATCCATTTTTATAAACCTGCTGACTCAATGCGTCTGAATAGTTTGGACATTTTTCCAAATTTACAAAATATTTTCCATCTTCAAAGGATTTATTTACGCCTCGGACTCTATTTAATATTTCAGGGTTTTTCCTGCGTATGTTAACATTAAAATTCCATTCATCATCTAAAATAATATCATAATCAGATAATCCTGCCGTATTTCTATTTTTACAAGATGCATCAGGGTTTATTTCGATTGCATTCGTTGGGTACTTCTCTCGTATCTGTTGGCATAATTCGGTTGTGTCATAAATCTTTACAAACTCATCAACTGCATACATCGCACCATTTTCGATTATATGAACAATAGCGTGCATATTCTGAACGTTAAAATCCATACCAATATACAAATCCTGTCCAACAACTGGAAACAACGAGGTGTTATGTTTTTTTCTGTCGTAGCTTTTGTACACCGATCCACTTGTAAGGTTGCAAAACTCTCCATTAATATAAGCGGTCAACTCTTCTATTGTGTATTGGGCCGCTAATGTTTGAATGTAGTCATCAGGTAAAAAAGGATTGTCGTTTGTCTTTGCTTTTATCAATAACTTTTCGTCTGTCTTTTCTTTAACTGCGAAATTGTAAAGGAAATTAAAACCTTCTGGAGTACTAACTAAATCAATACTATTCTTTTGTCCATTGTCGTCTATTTGCCTATTCCTTGCTATAATCTTGTTAAATACGGCTTTTGCTTTTGCTTTTGGTAAAATATCAATCTCATCAATAATAGAATAGAATGTTTCATAACCAACAATAGTTTCGGGCTTGGTCATATTTCTTAACAAAATCTTGCCGTACTTGGTTCGGAATATCTTTTCGCTCGAATTGTATTTGTATTTGATATTGTGCTTTTCAAAGAACTCTTGAAACCTTGGGACTGCAATATCATTTATCAAAGGATAATTTGGCAAATAGTAACCAACGTTTAGTTTACTACTTGTCGAAGTTAGTTTGTAAGCAGCTTTAGAAACTGCTGCTTCTGTCTTACCTGAACCAAAACCAGCCACTAAAATAGTGTGCTTATACTTTGACAATACAAATTCTTTTTGATGCTTTAAAAGCGATAGTTTAGATTTCATCTATTTCAAAACCTTTAAATTCATTTTCGGCTTCAACGTCGATACCTGCTTTGTCTCCATATTTTTTAGGTTGCATTTTACCGAGCATCCATTTTATAGAATCTATTTTCAGCTTTCTATGCCCAAGCATATCGCCCGTTGTGATTTCTAAACCTCTTTCAGTGCTTTTAGTTGTGGTTCCTTCCTCTGGTGTGTATGCTATCTCTAAAATCTCTTCAAACATAACGTCTGCTCTTTTCTCGCATGCGCGCGCGTAATGTATAGATTTTTCTTTGTCATTATCAATCCAATCATAAAATGCAGTACTTGTAGGCATCCCTTCGCGTTTCAATACTGAACGCAAAGAATTACCCTCTTCAATCCCTAAAAGTATCTGTTTGAAAGTTTCTTCTTTATCGTATGCCATAAAACAAAGATACAAAAAAACCGCTTAAAGCTAACCAAACTAAAAGCGGTAAAAATTATAGTTAATTATGAATTACAAATATAACAAATAATATTTTTAAATTCCTCCAAACTCCTAACTAAATAATATTCAAATCCTAAATACGTTACTTTGGTTTCAAATATCTTTTGAACTTCACTTTGAACGCCTTTTTCTACTTTAACTTCTACAAATAAAGTTTTTCCATCTGGAATCAATATTATTAAGTCTGAAACTCCGGCCATTTGCCCGGTTGCCTTTAATGTTTTAGCTTCTAATATGTGACGTGATCCCCCATTTGGAACGCTAAATATTAATCCTTTTCCGTTTATTTGGTAGTTGTTTTTATACCAAATAATAATTTGTTGTTGCAATTGGTTTTCTGTCATAATTTGTTACCTTTTTATTTTGTTACTATTTTATTTTAAAAAAGGTAACAGCTCTAAAGCCTTATAAACACTATACTTGTTACCTTTGTTACCTTGTTACCTAAATTATTATAAGAGTATGTAGGTATTAATATTTTTTTTATGTTATAATTTATTTTTATTTATTTCCAAATAGTTTGAAGTTTTATTCAAAAAAATGGTAACAAGGTAACAATTGCTATAAGTAACTAATATTCAATAGTTTACAATGTTACCTTTTTTTACTTAATCGAAAAAGTTACCATTTTCTTGTGTCTGTATTTCTGACTTTTCATATAAAACGAATCCTTTTTTCAATACTGCATCATCTCGACTCACTTTATAATCCATATTATTGCGAACATAAATTTTACGTAAATCAAATTTTGAGAACTTTATATTTGTATTTGAGAAAATTTTCAAAATTTCACCTTTATTTAAAACTTTTCTAATATTAAAATAAGGTGTTTCTTCAAGTGAAAATTTACTGAAAAATATATCTTCAATTTCATCATTTTCATAAAAAGACTCATTTTCTAATCGCATTAATTCTAAATCTTCTTCTTTTCTAATGACCCATTCAAACCCATCTAAATACATTTTATAAGCCTCTGCCAGCATGGCATTTGAATCAAAATTAATACACTCTTCATAATTTATACTGTCAACTCTTATCGGTAAAATACGTCTGTTTCCTGTAGGGTCTTTCAGTATGTCAAGTTCGTTTGTGCTTCCAAGTAAAGAAACTTTTCGAAGTTCTCGGCTATCGTTAATCCCATAGCTTTTACGGTCAACAGCCACCGACATATCGGAAACTGATTTGAAATTTTTAACGTCTTTTGCCCCAACCCCTCCAAATTCATCATCATACATGATTATATTTCGGCACATTCTGAATTTAAAATCTCGTGTTTCTTCTATTTTTCCTTCGACAAAATAATCTTCAAAATCTTTCGGTAAAATTTGACGGCACCATGTAGATTTTCCAATACCTTGACGACCTCCGGCCAATACAATAGTAAGAGGCGATATTTTATCGCTTATTTTTGAACGGTGTATATTGTTCATCATTCCAACCATCCAAGATGTGAAATAAGCTACGTTAATTTCTTTTTTAGGTTCGATTAATTCAATGTATTTTTTTATAAAACCATCGCCTTTATACTCAAGATTTTTTAAATATGAAGTTACTTTGTTTTCTGACTTTGTAACATAACTATTAAGGCATTTCATGACCCTTTGAGGCGTTACATCCTGTTCGCAATACGCACTGGCCTGTATAGATATTGTGTTTAGTGTTCTGTCATCCAAAACGCATCCCAATACTTCAATTAACCCGTTGAATTCATTAAATAACGGCTGCCATTCCTGGGAAACAAAAGAAAGTACTTTTGAATCCAAATCCTCTCCAGAATCTTGTTTTAAAATCGATGCACCTATTTTTATAATTTGTGCTTCTAAATCAGTAGGTTTTTCAATTTGCTTTTTGGTAGCTTTTGAAATTCTGACTTTTTCAATCGCTTCTTTTGTACTTTTTGAAACGACATCCACGCCAGCTTCTTTTGCGTAGTGGTAAAGTGTAGCAATTGTAATTCCATCATTACCACCTTTACAAAATCTATTGTAATCACGTTCAATTCTCTTTTGGTCATATTTATCACCTCCACGGCAAATACTGTCGTAATAACCAAAACCCGATTGACCAAATTTTGAAGCAATAGCAAAGCCAATATCTAAGTATCTTTTATAATCGCCTTGACAAATATCTAAGCCTTCTAATTCTTTTATGATACGCCCGAAATCATCTTCAGCAAACAGATATTCTTGCCTTGGTTTTTCTCTGGGTTTTTTATAGGTAGAAATAAATTTTTGAGAACTTGGATTTTCATAAACGTATGGATCGTAAGAAACAAATCGCGCTCGAGCTTCATCTTTACAGGCCTCGTCAATAGAAATATTATAATTATCCAAATAATATTGTGCTAAATCATAAAATGACTCTAAGAACTTTTTAGGGTTTATTTTAACAAAAATACATACGCCTTTTCCGCCTGCTGACCGATGTATAACACAAGTGTATTTATCATTTTTAAGCTCGTCAAATAACGTGTCATCAACGTCATAATCAATATCAGCTAGATAAAACCCGTTCATTTCTGAAATATTGTTTTTTCCTCTTGTGTGTCCTGCTTTAATTGTGCAGCATGCAGTAGCTAATGGTAAATTTTTCTTTGCTTCGCTATATTCTTTACCTTTGCCAAATTTCTGCAAAGCATTTCTAACGTCAATTATTTCATTTATATATTTTCCTGATCTAATATCATTTATGTAGTCACGTAAAGAAATATCACCGTCTAAAATATTACTTTTTTTACTTGAAATACTTGGAAAAGTACTTATTTTTATTTGACTAAAGTCCATATTTTCCAGTATTAATTGCGATTACTTCTAAAGCACTTGGCACATCCGGACCGTCAATAATTACGTTAGCACGTTTAAAAAGTTCGTTTTGTTTCTTTTTTTCAATAAGTGTTTTTACGTTTAAAACAAAACTCATTGAAACATTTTCAATTTTTGCAATTTTTCGTATTTGAAAAATCTCTTCTTGAATTTCTTGCATAATATTTTTGCCTATCGCTCCAAGGCTGGGTTTTAAATTAAAACGCCCCGCAAAATTCATTTTGTCGCCAAACAAAAATAAATTAGCGGGGTCGCTTATATGGTATATTTATTTTGTTTGGCTTCGCTAAGTTACAAAAATTTATCCATACTTTTTAATTTTTGTTTCAATCATTATTTTATCTATGAACGAATTTAATTTAACTGGTTTACTGTCTTTTAATTCCGATTTTAAAACCAAAAAATAAATAGGAAAAAGGTATTTTCTAAATCGAGCTAAAAAATTACCGTGTCTTTCGTGCCATTCAAAATCTTTTTTTGGAATATCAAATTTACAAAGAAAAACTATCCATTTTTCTTTTAATATCTTTAAAGCCTGATATTTAGAATGACCCTTAATAATGTGAAAGTTAATATCTAAAGTAGGGATAATTGGCGCGGCTTTTTTTCCTGTAATTTTAAACTCTTTTTGTTCTTTTGGAATATCGTCTTCAATTTCTTCTACTTCAATTTCTGCACCGCAATTAGGACAAAATTTGTCTTTTTTCTCAAATGTAAAACCGCAACTTTCGCACTCATACATATCTTTAAGATACGATTTTCTTTGCTTATCGAAAAATATTTTTCTCCAATCGCGGTCAAAAGAAAATATACCATGTTCTTCATTATTATTACCCCCATCGATTAAAAGAAAATGTGGTTTTTCAATCTTTGAAGTTTTTCGAGCACCACGCCCGGCAATCTGGACCCATAAAGAAAGGCTTTTTGTCGCTCTTGCCATTAAAATTACTTCAACGTCACAAACATCGAAGCCTTTGGTAAAGCAACCCGTGTTTATTAATAAAGCGTCTGGAGTAGTTCTAAACCAATCTACAATATCATCTCGTTCGTTTGGCGAATTGTTTACGCTGTCATAAGTTTTTACATTTTTATCTGAAAATAATTTAGAGTATATAAGATTTGTTTCAGTTGATGAGGTAAAAAGCAAAGTCTTTTTTCCGTCGCATAATTTATCGAAAGTTTTTCTTAATGCGCTTGTGTATGATTCAGATTGAAACACTTCTTTTAAACTCGATGCTGTAAATTCCCCCGAAGCATCAACTTTTAAACCGGAACTATCAAAATCAATATACTCGTTTTTTTCTGGAATTAAATATCCGTGCTCCATTAACCAAGATATAGGCTTACCACAAACAATGTCATCGTACCATTGTGACATCGTTTCAAGTTCGCTATACTCTTCATCAACTTTATTTCTTTTCAATCTTACCGGGGTTGCGGTGAATCCTATTCTTTTGCAGTTTGGCAAAAATTCAAATAACTTGTTGAACTCCCAAATGTGACATTCGTCAATTATGCAGTAATTAAACAACGGCATTTTTTTACGTCTATTCCATAAACTTTTTACCATTGCAACAATAATTTTGTTTTCTGGTATTTTAGTATTTCCTGCCAAAATACAACCAACGTCTAAGCCTTGTTTTTTAAACGTATCTACGGTTTGATTTACCAAGTCTTCGCTATCAACTAAAATAAGCGTCTTACTATCTAAAATACGCACTAACTCGGTAAAAACTACAGTCTTGCCGCCTCCTGTACTTAATTGGCAACACACGCTATCAACTTCTTTTATTTTTTGTAGTATCTCGTCTAGAAATTCTTTTTGATGTGGGTAAAGTGTTTTTTTCATAATATTAAAAACGATAAAACCCCTAAACTGCCATCACACAATTTAAGGGTTTTTGTTAGGGTGTTTCACCTATTTAATATCTTAATGCAAGTGATGGTTTGCGTTTACAAATATAATAATTTTATTCAATCCCCCACTCAAAATAATCGATTTTCTTTTGCAATTCTTTTGCCTTTTCTGGATTGGTTTGGATCGCCTTTCTATATTCTTTTTGCCAGTCATCAGGGTTATCTGTTTTATAATCCTCACAATCAACTTTTCCAAACTTTTTACAAGGATTTAGGCAGTGTTTACAGATTACTAGCATTAGAATAGTTTTTGTTGCGCAACGTGGTTATTTATTCTTTGCATTGCTTTGTCGAAATACTCTTTATCTAATTCACACGCTGTTAAATCAAATCCGTAATCGTGACAAGCGATTGCAATACTTCCTGAACCTAAATGCGTATCGAGTATTTTGTCGCCTTGTTTTGCGTATTTGTCTAAAATCCATTTGTATAATGCTACGGGCTTTTGAGTAGGGTGTATTCTAACTTCTTTATTTTTCATATCGCCTTGCAACATTCCTTGCCATTTAAACTCAAATAAACGAACAGCAGTATCTAAATTAGTCCAAGCAAGTTCACAATCTGCAAATGAATTTTCTCCATTTATTTTGTTCCAAACAATCCAACAACTACTATTTGAATTTGGTATATTTTCAATAAAGTGATTTCCACCCCAAATAATTACATTTTTAGAAACTCTAATTAATTCATAAAAATATTCTTTTGGAGGAGCAATTTGATTCCATAATTCCTTGTGATACTTTTTTTGTTTTGATATTCCGCCACCTTTTCCAGAAGTATATCCTCCAACAATATTTGAACTTCCATAAGGAGGATCTACTATTGCTAAATCAAAATAATTGTCCGGGTAACGGCTCATTAAAACCATATTATCTTCGTTTGTGATTGTCATCATAATTTTACATTTCTGGATCAAAACATTTACGCATCATTGTATTTATCTGATTACACAACCCAGAAAAATAAGTAGTTTTCTGTACCGTATAAGTGTCTTTACAATCGTTGTTTAATAGTTCGCACATTTCGGTTAATTGGTTTTTCAATTCAATCATTCTAGGATTAGTTACTTTTAAATCGTCTAAATTTTCGAGAAGTAGTTGCATGAGCGCATAAAAAAGATGTATCTTAATTGATTTTTGTTTTGGTGTCATTTCGTATAAGTTTTATTTATTTATAAATGAAAAAAAGTGTTCTATAATTGGTAATGTCCATCCGTCACCTAATAATGAAGCTGCTTTATTAACTGGAATAGTATCGCAATAATCATCGGGAAACCCTTGCAGTCTACACATTTCTATTTTATTATAAAGCCTAGCTTCATATTCTTTTTCAAACACAATAGGCAACATTCCCATATTGTAGCGTTTTAATAATTTTTCATATTCTTTTTTAGGTGCTTTTGAATAATATCCCTGCATCAAACACAAACTTTTATTTCTATCTGAATAACCATCTGTAATAATATCTTTTAGCATAATTCCTTTATCCTTTGGTTCAGGAATATCTACAACCGTATCAAACATTGTTTGTTTTGTTTTTATATTGGTCCAGTAATATCTGTCACGCATTTGTGCAGTTAATAATGATGAATTAATTCTCACCGGATAAACTCCTAAAGCTCGGCTCATAATTCCAATGTCTAATTTAGGCGCGCTTCCTACATTTTCTTGAAAAAACAATACATTTGGATTTAATAATTTTATATGTTCTAAAATGTCAATAAAAACAAAAAACAAACTTGACTTTTTGCCGTTTATCCCGGCGCGTTTGCCGGCTGCACTTAAATCTTGACAAGGCGACCCGCTTAATATTAAATCAATACTTTGCCAATCAATATCCCATTCACGCCAATTTAGAATGTCTCCTAATTGTATTGTATCAGGAAAATGATGTTGAGTTAATTGAATAGCATAAGGTTTTATCTCGCTTGAATAATATTTTTTAACTTTAAACCCTTGGTTTTCTAAAGCCTGTCTGCCTGTGTTCATTCCGTTAAATAGTGACAGTACTACCATAAGTTTCTTTTTTAAATTCTCTAAATTTCTCAAATAATTCCTCTCTACTTTCAACGTGATTCATTTTGCTAGGCAATATAATCTCGGTTACTTTCCTTTCAAATATCAAAGTATCAATAATTAAATTTTGTTGTTCCGGTGAAATAATCAAAATTCTTTTACCGTTTCTATGCTCGCAAATAATACCTAGTTTTGTAATCGTTCTAATAATCAAAGCAGGTTTTACTTTTAACGATTTTGCCAATTTTTTAACATCTGTCATAATTTTGATTGAATAATTATACATTCGCGTTTTTTGTAAAGTCTAATCGTTTCTTCACAAATAAAAGGTGGCAATTGTAATTTTCTTGAAATTTCAGCCGCATTTTTAAAATGTTGGGCTAAATAAATTTCGATTATATCAATTTGCTTTTTGTAATATTCAGGCCTTGACATTGACGGGTAACTTGGATTTTTATACTTATGAAATCTAATTTTTTCAATTTGTAAGTCGGTATAATATCTGGTTGTAATTCGTTTTTTCCCTTTAATTCCAACGACTTCAAAACGTGATGCAACTGAACGCGGGTGTATGTTTAATTCAATTGCTATTTGTTTTATCGTTTTCATAATCTAAATATTCCTTTCTTTCCACCGAATAACTTCCAAGAAATCCAGTCGTAAATTTTTGCTATTGTTTTCATTTGTGGGGGTCTTTTTTAAAATTAACCCCGCTAAAATTAGGATAAAAGCGGGGTTTGTGTATCATATTTAAAGGTCGTTTTTATTGGTTAAAATGGCAAATCGTCTGATTCTGGAATTTCTACACTATTTTCTGGAAGTGGTTCTGCTGCTTTTTGTTCGCTTATTTTAAGATTTCCAAAATAGATTTTTTCTTCTTTTGTAGCGTCTTTAAAAGAGGTTTGAATACTTGCGTCATTACCATATTTATCTTTTTCGTCATTTATCCAAACATTTAAGTTTAGATAAATTTTTCCGTTATCGGCTTTAGAAAAAGCTTTATTTCCTGCTTTTGCAAGTTCTAATAATTTTGAGAAGTCAATGCTTCCGTAAAGTAATTTACTCATAGTTTAAAATTGTTTATTATTATTAATTTTGTTTATATACTCTTCTTTAATTTGAATAGCTTCTGCAATTCTTTCTATAATTTTATCGCATAAGGTTGCATCTCTTTCTACAATAATAGTATGCCAATATTCTAAGCCTTCGATTATAATGTAGTTGAAAAAATACGCTTTATCTCTTCCAGTACAAATCATTTGCATTTGCATTTGATAAAAGTATTTTTGGTCAATTTCATTTGTAGCAACCAATTTAAAAAATGTAGA